GATCAGCCAGATCCCCATCATCCTGACGGACCAACGTCGATAGGACCGAACGCCCGTGGCCTGGTGGCAGATCCACAAAAGGGACAAGCCCGGAAGCGCGGGCAGCGCCCTGCTGGCCTCCGCCGCGCTCATCACCCGCGAGCAGGTCCGCAGCGTCGTCGGCCGCCGACACGAATGGCAGACCCAGGGTTGGGAGTGGTACCGCACCGTCCCCGAACTCAAGTCGGGCATCCGGTGGAGCGCAAACGCCCTGTCCCGAGCCCGCCTCTACATCGGGAAGATCGACCCTGACGGCTCCTCCGACCCCGTACCCATCGACGCCCAGGCCACCGACGGCGACTTAGACCCCGACACCGTCTCCCGCCTCCTGGCCCCCCTCAACGAGCTTGCCGGCGGCCAGCTCGGACAGTCGGAGCTGCTGCGCCGGCTCAGCGTCCACTTGGACATTCCCGGAGAGTCCTACCTCGTAGGATTCGACGACCCGTCCACCGGCGACCGCCGCTGGATCGTCTGCTCGCCGAGCGAGATCAGCGCGACCGGCGGCGGCAGCGGCATCCGCGTACAGCTGCCGGAATCACAAGCCTCCCGCATCGATCTGTCCCTCGACCAGTGCACCCTCATCCGGCTGTGGCGACCAGACGACGAGCTGGCCTACCTGCCCGATTCTCCCCTACAAGGCATGCAAGAGCCCCTGCGGGAACTCCAGGGCCTCTCGGCGCACGTGCTCGCTACCGTCGATTCACGGCTTGCTGGGGCCGGCCTCATGCTGCTGTCCGACGACGTCGCGCCCGCAACACCACAGCAATCCGACGGCGTCAACCCCCTACACTCCAACCCGGTCGCCGCAGCGCTAGTAGAGGCTGCCGCAACGTCGCTGAAGAACCGCGACTCCGCCGCCGCACTCGTGCCGCTCCTACTGACCACCCCAGGCAGCCCCAAGGACAAACTCGTCTACGAGAGCTTCGCCACCAGCCTCGACGAGAATCTGCTGCCGCTACGCGAGTCCGCGGTTAAACGCTTGGCCATCAGCCTCGACATGCCCCCTGAAGCTCTGACCGGGCTGGCCGACACCAACCACTGGAACGCACGAGAGATCTCCGAAGACGCGATCAAGCTGAACCACAAGCCGAAGCTCGGCCTGATCTGCGACGCACTCACCAGCCGGTACTTCCGCCCCGCATGGGACGCCCTTGGCATCCAGGACCCCGAGACATGGGCCTGCTTCTACGATGTTTCCGGCATCGAGCAGCGCCCCAACCGCGCTCCCGAGGCCGCCGAAGCCCACTCCCGCGGCGTCCTCTCCGATGAGGCGTACCTGCGCGAACTCGGATTCTCCGAAGAGGACAAGCCCGACGAGGAGGAACAGCGGCGGCGCCTGCTGGTCCAGGTTGCCACCACCAACGCGCAGCTTGCCCCGGCGGCGCTCGCCGCTCTCGGCGTTGACCTTCCCACCGTCGGGCCAACTCCGGCAGACGCTGCCCCAGCCTCCGCGCAGATCAGCCGCCCACGCCCAGCCAGGTCAGAGCTGCCCCGCCACGAGCCTCCGGTCGCCCCGCCCGAACTGGCCGCCTCCGCGGTCCCCGCCACAACAGTGTCGCTGGCTGCGGGTGTGGACTGGCGGATGCGGTGCCTCGACATGGCCGTACGCCGCGCCCTCGGACGGGCCGGCCAGTGGCTCCTCAACAACGGCGGCAGAAGTCTGCGGGGCCAGTACCGAGGCACCTCGCACGACGAGATCTACCTTCACCTGCGCGCCGAGGAACACCAGCTCGACAGCATGCTCGCCTCAGCATTCCGCGAGTTCCGCTCCTCCACCCCTGGCGAGGAGTGCCTGCACCGAGCGGTCGACCTGTACGTGCGGCGCCTGCTGCTCACCGGCATCGAGCACGAGCCAGCACACCTGGCCAGTCTCCTCGCCGAAACCGACTGCGACGATCAGGCGGTGGCCTGATGCCCACCCAGGACCCGTGGCTCGCCTCCCGCATGCACAACCGCGGCCAGGTCGCCGTGGCGGAAGGCGACCTCGCCCCGGCCGTGCGCCGCGCGGTCGCCGAGTTCCTGTCTGCTGTCCGTGACGGGCTCGGACTCGACCAGACGCTCACCGCCGCCGCTGGTGATGCGGGCAGTGGACCTGAGCCGGACTGGTCCGGCTTCCCCGACGAAGGCCTGTGGCGGCGCCTGGTGCAGCAGCACATCGCTCCCGTGTGGCAGACGCTCTGGGCACGCTCCTACCGGAACACCGCCCCCGACGCGCCCACCGACGCCGGGACCGGCCGGGCGACAGACGAGGCCACGGCGCTCCCCGACCGGCTGCGTACCTGGCCGCGCACCGTGTGGGGCCGACTCAGGGGAGCGTGGCGCGATGGCCGGGCCCGCGGTGAGTCACCGGCCACCCTACGGGCCCACCTCGCCACCTTGGCCACGCTGGAAGGCTGGGACGGCTCAGCCACCACGATGACCCGCACCGAGGTCATGACCGCGCTCAATGCCGGCGCACTCGCCGCGGCGCTCGACGAGCAGCAGCGCACCCGACGCCCCTGGACCAAGACCTGGCTCGCCACCGACGACACCAGGACACGCACTGAACACCGCGCGGCTGATGGGCAGACTCGCTCTCTCAGCGAGGCCTTCACTGTAGGTCGCGCCCGGCTCCAGTTCCCCGGCGACCCGCGCGGGCCGGCCCACCTCGTCATCAACTGCCGCTGCGCCGCTCAGTACCGGCCCGCCCCCACGTAGGAGACACCGTGTTCATCCCCTGGACGTCCTCCCTCATCGCCGCCGCTGCGCCGGCCGTCGATGTCGCCGACGACGGCACCTGGACTGGCACCATCACCCTCGTCAACGAGTGGTCCGCAGACAACCGCATGCTGGCCCTGGACAACGATGTACCAGTCGACGTGCGGCCCCTGCCGCTCCCGGTCACCGTGCAGTACGTCACCGGACCCCGCCACGACGGCGCCATCGTCGGCTTGATGACCCTCGACGATGTCCAGCGCGACGGGCCCCGGATCCGGGGCAGCGGCCGAATCGACATGGAAGACCCCCAGGGCCCCGCGCTCGCCCGCAAGATCCGCGGCGGGTTCTTGCGCTTCGTCTCCGCCGACATCGACAAGGCCGCCGGCCGCGCGGTGTGCGTCAGCCCCGACCAGCAGATCGTGGACGACTGCACCCCAGGCGAAGATGACATGCAGGTCGGTGAGCTGTACACCCGGTGGCGCATCATGGGCGCCTCCCTCCTGGCGCATCCGGCATTCCCCGAGGCCCAAATCGGACTCGCCACCGACCAAGAAACCGACGAGACGGCCGCCGACGACGACATCGTGGCGTACGACTCAGCCTGGGGCTGCGTCCGCCCGGACAGCGCTGGCGGCTGGGAGCCGGCCGACTGCGATGCCGAGGACGCGGTGCCCGCCGGCCCCACGAAGGACCGGCCATACGACCCCGAAGACGCCGCCACGACCGCCGCGGCGGCGGTCGACACGCCGCCAGTCGATGCGTCGACACAAGGCGCGGCCATCGGGGAGTTCGCGGAAGAGACCGGCATCCCGGCTGTGGACACAAGCGACACCCTCACCGCGGCGGCCGTGCACATTGAGGGCTGGCTACCGCCCACTGACTGGTTCCGCAGCCCCGACCTCACCGAGCTTCAGCCGATCACCGTCGACCCCGACGGTCGCGTGCGCGGCTACCTTGCCGCCTGGGGCGTTGCGCACCGCTCCTTTCCCGGGCGCGCCGTCACCCCACCGCACTCGCTGAGCGGATACGCCCTGTTCAACTCCCGGCCGATCCACACCAGCGAGGGTCTCGTCGATGTCGGCCTGATCACGATGGGCACCGGGCACGCAGCCCTCGGACTCGATCGTCGTGCCGCCGTCGCCCACTACGACGACACCGGCACCATGGCGGCAGTAGTCCGCGCCGGTGAGGACTCCCGCGGGATCTGGCTTGCCGGGGCGATGCTGCCGGACCTGGGCGAAGAACAACGCCTGCGGTTCAGCCTGTCCCGATTTAGCGGCGACTGGCGGCAAGAAGGCGGCGGGCTAGAACTCGTAGCCGCCCTCGCGGTCCCGACCGAAGGGTTCCCCGTGCCGGTCAAGCGCGGCGGTACCCAGGGTGATTACGCACTCGTCGCAGCCGGTGCACTGCCCGCACCGGCCCTCTGCCTATCGCCCCGGGCCGAGCGTGCACCGGACGTCACCGACGCCGCCACGCGGCTTGCCCAGCGGGCCGAATTGGCAGCAGCCCGAGTTCACGCTCTGCGCATGGCCGCCGCTGACCGCCGTATCCGTGCCTTGGCGAACTGGGTCGAGAACGCCGCTTCCTAACCGAAAAAGGGGATCACCACCATGGGATGCAGTTGCGGAGGCCGCTCTGGCGGCCGGGCCACGGGCACAGGCGGTCGCATAGGCGGGGGTGTGACGTGGCGTCACACCGACCAGTACGGCGGCGTGGTGCCCTATCGCGACCAGAAGATCGCCCTTGCCGGGCTCCGGCGTAGCAGGGGCCGCGTCGAGAAGGTGGAGTGGGGGACGGGCGCCGTGTCGGAGACGATCCGCTACGAAGACCTGCCCGAGCACGCCCAGGAGTAGGTAGGGCGGCGCGTATGCGCCCCTACCCTGCCCGCTGACACACGTGCTCTGCTGGCTGCTGTGGGCCGGGAGCTGACGACGACCCTCTGATTGGAGGGGGAGCCGTGAGCTTCCTTGACGACCTCCTCGCCAAGCTCGGCGAGGCCCCAGACGACCAGCACAGCGAGATCATTCAGCAGGCCATCGCGGACGCTGGCGGCGGGTTTGACTTTGCGGCGGTAGCTGCGGACATCGTGGCTCGCTTCGAAGCCATCAACAGCAACGAATCGGCCGATGACGCCGCGGTCGGTCACCTTGAGCAGCTGGCCGCGGTCGCAGACGGTGTGACTGCACACCAGCAGGTGGCCGAGCAGCGGGCGGCCCGGGTGGCGGAAGCGTCCGAGCGGCTTCGCGCCTTCCAGCCACCTGCCGCCGCGACGGAGCCCGCCGAGGCTGGCAATGAGACCGGGACCGAGCCGGCCGCCGGCTCCGAGCCTGCTGCATCGGTCACGCCGGCTGCCGAGGTAGCCGCACCGGCCGCAGCCGAGCCCTGGAGCGCCCCGCCTGCGCCGGAGAGTGCTCCTGTGGCTGCGCCGGTAGCTGCGGAGCCGGTCACCGTGGCCGCCTCAGCGCGCCCGCGTGTACCTCTCGGGCTGAGCACCACCACACCGCCCACAACCGGTGGCAGCGGTCGCGACACCCTCACGCTTGTGGCAGCTGGCGATATCTCCGGTTTTGCCACCGGCCAGGAGCTGAACAGCCTGGTCGACTTCGGCCGGGCGTGGGAGGCCCGGATGGCGCCGCTCGCCGCGTCCCAGGCCCAGGGCCGTCACCAGGTCGGCATCGCCCGCATCCGCCGCGAGTCCCCGGCAGAGTTCACTGTCGACGACGCCCACGATTTCCGTCTCGGGGAGGAAGTCATCAAGCGGGCGACCGACGAAACACGGCTGCCCGGCGGATCTCTCGTCGCTGCGGGCGGCTGGTGCGCCCCGTCGGAGACCACCTACGAGCTGTGCGACATTCGCATCACCAACGAGGGCATGGTCACCCTGCCGACCATCACCGCCCGCCGCGGCGGTCTGCGCTACCCGGCAGACTTCGACTGGTCCGCACTGTGGAGCAGTGCCGGCTTCCACCTCACCGAAGCCGAATCCATCGCTGGCCGCGAGAAAACCTGCAACGAGGTCCCCTGCGGCGACTTCGTTGAGTGCCGCCTCGACGTAGACGGCGTGTGTATCCGGACTCCGATTCTGACCGAGCGCGGATGGCCGGAGCGAGTGGCGCAGTTCACCGAGGGCGTGCTGGCAGTGCACGCGCACAAGCTGAACGCGTGGAAGATCAACCGCATGGTGGAGCTGTCCACCCCGATCACGATGCCATCCGGTGGTGTGCCGGATCCGACGGCCTCGATCGTCGACCCACACGGGCCCGGTGCGGTTGAGTCGGTCCTGTCAATGCTTGAGCTCCAGGTGCAGTACCAGCGGTACCGCGAGCGGCTTTCTCAGCGGCAGTCGCTGGAGATGGTCGCCCCGTACTGGCTGCGTGGCATCCTCAAGAGCGACCTGCGCAAGAAACTCGGCATCGAGGGCCGGTGGGCCGTCAGCGACGATCAGCTCGACACGTACCTGCGCTCGGTCGGCGTCAACCCGCAGTGGGTCTACGACTGGCAGGACGCCTACGCCTTGCAGGATGAGGCCGGCTTCGGCGGCGCCACGGTGCCCACCGTGTGGCCGGGCGAGGTGCAGATCCTGCTGTACCGGGCCGGCTCGTTCTTCCAGTTGCAGGCAGACGTCATCAGCCTGGACGGCGTCTACGACCACGCCTCGCTGACCCAGAACATGTACACCTCCCTCTTCACCGAGGAGGGCATCCAGGTGTGCATGCGCTGCGGCAGCAGCTACGTGCTGACGATCCCGCTGTGCCCGAACGGACTGTCCGGCGGCGTCCAGACCACCACCTGCGTCCCGGCGGCGTCCTGAGCCGGCAGGCCATGTGACCAGCGGCCCGCCCGATCCCGTCCGCCCCGTCTTTCGGTCCAGGACGGGGTGCTGCTCGGGATACCCCGCGGCGCGGGCCGCGCCCACTCCTTTCCCAGACCCGCTCGGAGGCGCGGAGTATGAGTACACCTACCCCCAGCGTGGGGGCGCGGACGGAGGTCGACCAGCCTCCCATCGAGCCGTACACCTACGGGCTGTTGGCCGTGGCGCAGGTAGTGACCGGTGACGGCCGGTGGCAGGTCGACGGCGTCCACTACCCGACAAACGCGTGCGCCCAGGGCGGGTACGTCGTCGGGTCCTGCCCGGTTCCGGACGGGGTCGGCGGCACGAGTCACGACAAGCCGATCGCGGGCGCCCCGGAGTGGGTGGAGGGCTCGCTGCCGTTCTCGGTCTACGCCCGGACCGAGTGCAATGCCGTCGGGTTCAAGCAGGCTGTCGAGGTATCGCAGGCCCGGCTCCGCTACATCGAACCGCGGGAGGTTGAGCGGTTCTTCTCCGCCGAGGTCCTCGGCCGAGACGCGGACGTGCGGGAGCCGGCCGGCGCCACACCGTTGGGGCTCCTGGCCGGGCTGGGTCTGCTGGAGCAGGATGCGCCGCTGCACTACGCCGGCCAGCCCGTGTTGCACGCGCCGCGGTGGACATCGCCGTGGTGGACGGAGTTCCGGCTCGTGCAGCAGCAGGGGCCGCTGCTGCGCACCGAGTTGGAATCGCCGGTTGCTTTCGGCTGCGCCTACTACGACGACCCCACCGAACCGGCCGAGCACGACCCGGAAGCGCGCAGGTTCTGGCTGTACGCGACCAGTACGGTGCGCGCTTTCCGGGGCCAGCCGTTCGTGAACGAAGTGTTCGACCCGCCGAAGAATACGCGGCTCGCAGCTGCGGAACGCACCTACGCCCTGGACCACGACTGCTACGCGGCGCGCGTCCTGATCGACCTGGAGCTGACATGAGTCATGTGCTGTACCCCGCGGAGGGGGAGACGTTCGGCGCCTTGGTGCGCCGGGTGATGCAGGGCCTGACGCCCGGTCTGCGGGCCCGGGTCCAGGTCGTGACGGGTGGTGAGCGATCCGGTCTGGTCGTCCCCGAGACCGCCAGCCCCGTCATCCCACCACCCGCTGCCGGTGAGAGCACCGCCGCGAAGAAGCCGGGCGCGTCCAGGCGCCGGGCCACTACTGGGACGGAGGCGGACTGATGGCCAACCGCTGCGCATCGCTCTACCGCGGCTTGGTTATGCGCGCCACCCGTCTCAACGCTTGCGGCCAACCCGTCTACGGGCCGTGTAACCAGATCACCACGAGCGGGTTCATTTCGGTGTCGCAGTCCACCGAGACTGAGGACTCCGATGCGATCACCAGCACCCGCGCGGACGGCAGCACCTGCATCAACGTACCCGGCAAGACGTCGTTCTCGTACTACGAGCTGGAGATCGAGTTCTGCGAGGTCAACCCCCTGCTGGTGCAGATCATCGACCCGAGCGCCGAGATCATGTACGACGAGGACGGGGACGTCGTCGGCGTCGCCACGGGCGATAACGAAGGCGTGTCCACGGACGAGGGCTTCGGCATGGAGCTGTGGCTGGGCACCCAGTCCAGTGGTGACGACGTCTGCTCGGGCGGCGGATCCCGGCAGTGGCAGGGCGGCTACCTCCTCTACCCGCGGGTCATCGGCGCCTCTGAGGGCGACTTCACGGTCGAAAACGATGCGCTCACCCTGACGCTGACCGGTCGGACGCTGGCGCCGAACGGCTGGCGCAAGGGCCCGTACAACGTGTGGGCTGGGGCAGAAGGCGTCCCCCAGCCGCTGCCGAAGCCGATGCCAACCCGCAAGCACAGGCTGCTCATTCCGGTGACGACGGTGCGCCCGCCGGAGCCGGATTGCGAGTGCGGTCCTGTCGAGCGTCCGATTCCCGACCCGGCGGACTTGTACATCACCGGCATGGCCAACGAGGGCACCCGGCGCACCGTCCGCTTCCGCGCCGACAACCACGGCTTCGGCCCGCTGATGGTGGACTGGGGCGACGGCAGCAGCCCACAAGAGGTCGGCGACAACACCTGGGTCACCCACACATATGCCTCCGACGGCGACTTCACGATCAAGGCCTGCGACAAGCAGACCCCCGTGATCTGCGCGTCCCGCGCCCTCACGATCCCGCTGCCGGCGGACGAGCCGACGCTGACCCTGTCCGCGGCCAACCCGGACCAGCCGTACGAGGTCACCGCGCTGGTCGGCCTGCCTCCGCAGTCAGACGGCACCGCGACGATCGACTGGGGCGACGGCACCGACCCGGAGGAGATCACCGTCGGTGCCGACGGGACGGTCTCCGTGCTCCACCTGTACACCGTGCCGTCCGTGTACCAGGTCACCGTGCGCCGCGGCGACATCACCGCCTACCGGGCTCGGGCCGCGATCCTCGTGCCCGCCCAGGCCACAGACGTGCCGCCCGAGGTCACTGCGGAGGCCGACCCCACGGACCCGTCCGGGCGAACCGTCGTGCTGCACATCGACAACAGCGGCACCGGCGGCGGCACGCCGACCGGCCCCACGGCGACCGCTGCCGCGGACACCTCCGACCCGTCCGGGCGCACCGTCACCCTCACCGTCGACAACACCTGAAACGCGAGGAACCACCATGTCAGGACCAGTCACGATCAACTGGGGCGACGGAAGCGCCCCGCAGGACGGCCCGGAGAAGGGCGACGTCAAGCACACCTACGCCGACGGCGACTACACCGCCACCGTCGCTGACAAGGACGACCCCAGCAAGAAGACGACGGTCGAGATCCACATCCCGATGGGCGGCTCCGGCGATACCCCGTCGGTGACCGCCGTCGCTGACCCCGCGGACGCCACCGGACGCACCGCAAAGATCACCCTGGCGGGTTTTCCGGCCGACGGGGCAGTCAATGTGAAGTGGGGCGATGGCACCGCGGACACGACTATTCAGGCGGGGCAGACCACCGCGAGCCATGCCTACGCCACGGGTGTGGAAGGTGCGCAGACCATCACCGCCACCTCGGCCACTGACAACACCAAGACCGCCACCACCACGTTCACTCCGAAGCCTGGCGGCTCGGGTGACACCCCCACCGTGACGGCCGCTGCGGACCCGGCGGACGCGACCGGCCGCACGGTGAAGGTCACGTACAGCGGGTTCCCTGCGGGCACGGTCAAGGTGAACTGGGGCGACGGCACCCCGGAGGAGACCGGTAAGCCGGCGTCCGGTGAGCTGACGCACGCGTATGCGGCCGGCGTTGAGGGGCAGCAGACCATCACGCTCACCAGCGAGGTCGATGCGGCGAAGACCGCAACTGCTTCGTTCACCCCGACTCCGGGTGGCGGCGGCACGCCGACCGTCACCGCAGAGGCTGACCCCGCCGATACCACAGGCCGCACTGTCAAGGTCACGCTCGCCGGTTTCCCGGCTGGCGGGGCGGTCACGGTGTCCTGGGGTGATGGCACGGCCGACACCAGCGTGCCAGCGGGGCAGACGACCGCCAGCCACCCGTACGCGGCCGGTATCGAGGGCGAACAGACCATCACCGCGACCTCGGCAACGGACGCCACCCAGACTGCCACGACCACGTTCACCCCGAGCAGTGGCACCCCTGCCGAGCCGACCCTGACCGCCGAAGCTGATCCGGCCGATGCGACCGGCCGCACGGTGAAGGTCACCCTCGTGGGGTTCCCCGCGGACTCGGCGGTGAACCTGTCGTGGGGTGACGGCACTGCGGACACGAACGTTCCGGCCGGCACCACGCAGGCCAGCCACGCCTACGCGGCTGGCGTGCAGGGGGAACAGACCATCACAGCCACCTCCGCAGGCGACGCCACTAAGACCGCGACCGCCACCTTTACGCCGGGTGGCTCCGGGGAGCAGCCGACGGTGACCGCCGAGGCCGATCCCGCGGACACCACCGGCCGCACCGTGAAGATCACCCTGGCTGGCTTCCCGGCCGACGGGGCGGTCACCGTGGACTACGGGGACGGGACCGCTGCCGCCAGCGTGCCGGCCGGTACCACGGAGGCGAGTCACGCCTACGACGCCGCGGTGACCGGCGAGCAGACGATCACCGCGACCTCGGCGGGTGACGCAACGAAGACCGCGGCGACCACGTTCACCCCGGGCGGGGGCCAGGCTCCCCCTCCCTTCCGTGGTGCCCGCAAACGCCGCTGACGGCCCTTCATCTGGCCGGCCCGGGGTCCCCCAGGCAGCGCCCCCGGGCCGGCCTCCGCCTCCCAATCTTCTCCGCCACCCGGAAGGACAAGCTCTCATGGTCCCCTGCGGGACGTACATCGTCGTCGACGACGACACCAAGAACCCTCTGCTCCAGCGCGTCCTGATCTGGGCGCAGCTGGACCGCGACAAGATCGAATACCGCCAGGGGTACGCGATCTCTTACGTGTTCATCCCGTCGGAGGTGGCCACAGCCGGCCACGGCGACCTAGTTCTGCGTGCCGGGGCCGACCCGATCACCCTGGGCGTCGACACCCCCGTATGGATCGACCCCACGATCTTCGACGTCGACGGGATCAACCCGAACACCGGCATCGAATACGACCAGGCCGTCTCAAACTTCGGCCCACGCGGCGAGCCTGGGTCGAGGTCCGTCAAGATCGGCTGGGACTACTCCGGCAACCTGGAGCAGCGCACGGAGCCCACGGGCTGGCTCCTGCGATACCGGCCAGCGCCCGAGGAAGGCGCTTGCCCGCCGGAGTGGCGCACGATGCGCCTTCCCGGGTGGCAGCGGGAGGCGTGGCTGAGGGGCCTGATGCCGGCAACGGCGTATCAGGTGACGTTGCAGGGCATCGCGCAGCCAGGGTCGACTCCGGTGCTCACCGAAGCAATCGCGCCCATCACGGTCACGACCGCGGCCGACAGCGGCGACGGCAATGGTGACGGCGGTAGCGAACAGGCGCCGGAGGTCACCGTGGAGGCCGACCCCACGGATCCGTCCGGGCGCACGGTCGTGCTGCACATCGACAACACCAGCACCGGCGACGGCACGGGCGACGGCAACGGCGACACCGCGGCGGCCCTGGCCGAGCACATCGCCGAGTACCACACCACCAAGACGATCACTCAGGGCGTCACCGCGGCGGACGGCTGGAGCGTCACCTCGCAGCAACTCACCGCCACGCCCGACGCGCTTGTTGCCGTGGTGACCCTCAACCGCACCGGCCCGGACGTCGTCATGAAGCCGGCTCCGGAGGCCGGCAACATCGTCCCGGACCTCCTGGTGGCCACCGTTGAGACGGCGTGGCGCCCCACCGGCCCGGACCCAGTTATCTTCATCGGCGCGACCGGGTTCGGTCACGGTTCCTTGCGCGTCACCACGGTCGGCGAGGTCTACCTGCTGGACTGGTCCAACGACAACCCGCTCAAGACTGGGCAGAACCTGCGGTTCTCGTACGTCATCCCGGGCAGTGGCAAGAGCGCGAGCTGAGCAGCGGATGCAGGAGGTACTCGACGGGCCGTGCGGGCCCTGGCCGCTCGACCCGTCGTGCTGCCCCGACTGGCCAGACGACCCAGGCCAGTGGAACACCGGCCAGCGGGCGGCAGCGGAGATCGCCACCGATGTTCTGTGGCGGCTCACCGCGGGCCGGTACGGGCTGTGCGAGGAGGTCATCCGGCTGTGCCGGGACGACTGCACCACCCACAGCAGCGGGGGCCTGTTGCAGCCCGTAATGGAGGCCCGCCGCTGGTACAACCGGACCTGCGGGTGCAGCCCAGCCAGCTGCTTGTGTACGCCCCTGTGCACGCTGACCCTGCCCGGGCCCGTCCACAGCGTGCTGACCGTACGCCAGGACGGCGAGGTCGTCCCACCAGCCGCATACGTCCTGCACCGCACACCGACTGGCGACCGACTCGTGCGCACCGACGGCGCCTGCTGGCCCCGCTGCCAGCAACTGGACCGGCCGGATACCGAGCCGGGCACACTGTCCGTAGGCTACGTGCGCGGCATGGAAGTGCCGGCCGCCGGTCGCCGCGCGGTCGGGCAGCTCGCCTGCGAGATCGCCAAACTGTGTGCTGGCGCCCCGGACGGCTGCGCGCTACCCACGGGCACAAAGACAGTGACCCGGGAGGGAGTTGCCTACGAGATCGTGCCCCCCGGCGACTGGCCGCAGAC